GGAGTTCTTAACGGTACTTCAGCCAATCCAAACACACTCATTACATTCAAAGGAATCATGCGAGTTAATGCAGGTGGAACAATGGTTCCAAATATTGCTTTTAGCGCAGCCCCAGGTGGAACAAATACCACTCTTGTTGGTTCATATCTCAAGTTCTACCCTATCGGATCGAACACCATAAACTTTGTAGGATCAGCAATTGGATAATGAATATATTGTGATTTGTAAAATAACTTGACTATAATTTGGTTTGTGCTATACTGTTGATATGTTAAAAGTTTATAAATTAAATGAAGAAGCAATTCTTCCCAAGTTCGCAACAGAACAATCTGCGTGTTTTGATATTTCTTTCTGTGGTAGAATTTTCAAGGTCTTTGCTGGGAAACGAGCAGTAATTCCTACAGGATTGATTCTTGATATTCCAAAAGGATATTCTGTTCGCATTCATGCCAGATCAGGATTGGCATATAAAAATGGCATAACTCTCTTAAACGCAGAGGGTATTATAGATTCTGATTATGTTGATGAGCTTAAAATTATTCTGTACAATACTTCAAATGAAGATTTTGAAATCAATCATGGTGATCGTATTGCCCAAGGAGAATTGGTAAAAACTCTTGACTATACAGTAGAAGAATGTTATACTGCACCGGAACAGAAAACCAACCGTGTCGGTGGGTTTGGATCTACAGGAATCTCATCATGAACGAACCTTACAAAGTAACAAGAGAAGATCTTTTAACATTTCATCAAGGTCTTTGCCAAGATGCATTAGAACTAATGAAAGCCAAAAATCATGACTATGCTGGAAAGGGTGGCCAAGAGCCATTTGCTAACTTCACTCGCGTAGAATCGATGGGAATTACTACAACTGAGAAAGGTATGATGGTTCGTCTTACGGATAAGATGAGCCGATTATCTTCTTTCACAGAATCTGGAAAGTTTGCAGTATCGGATGAGAAATTAACTGATACAATAATGGATATCATTAACTACTCTGTTCTTTTCTATGCATATATGATGGAAAAGCAAGAGAACAGAGAGCGTCAGACGAGTTCTACCAAAATTCTTATTCAGGATTAAATGAGTTCTACTTTTTATACAAATGTTGCGGTTCGCGGAAACCGCATATTATATCGTGGGTATCAGAATGGCAAACGGATACATTCCGCTGAACCATTTCAGCCCACGATGTTTGTTACATCAAACAAAAAGACGGAATGGACTACACTTGATGGTAAGTATGTCGAACCAATTAATCCCGGTAGCATAGATGACACCAAGAAATTCATAGACGATTATAAAGATGTTTCTGGATTTGAAATCTATGGAAACAATGATTTTGTTTATCAATACATCGGATACAAGTATCCCAAAGATGTAGTATATGATACAAATCAATTGCGAATTGCCTATCTTGACATTGAAACCGAATGTGAGAGCGGATTCCCTTCGATTGAACAAGCAGATCAGAAAATCAATGTAATCACTTTTCGTATTGGTGATCAAACATATACATTCTGTGTAGGAAAAGCAACTCCTGTAGATGCTGATCACCATGTGTATTGCTACACAAAAGAAGAAGTAATGCTTGAGCAGTTCTTGGAGATGTGGCAAGACAAAGACATTGATATTGTTACCGGATGGAATGTTAGATTTTTCGACATTCCATATATGGTAAACAGAATATCTCGTGTTCTTGATGAGAAGTCTGCAAAGAAACTGTCTCCTTGGGGACAGTTGAAATCTCGCACAGTAGTCGTTCGAAATCAAGATCTTGCAGTCTATGATCTTGTTGGAATTTCTATAATGGATTATTTCGATCTGTACAGAAAATTCACATTCGTTACTCGCGAAAGTTACAAACTAGATCACATTGCTTATGTGGAACTTGGCGAACGCAAGGCATCTTTTGAAGAGTTTGAGAGTCTGCAAGACTTTTATACAGGAAACTTCGATAAATTTGTTGCATACAATCACAAAGATGTGCAGCTAGTCCTGAAACTAGAAGAAAAATTGAAATTGTTGGAATTGGGAATTGCTCTTGCGTATTCAGCAAAGGTAAACCTTCTCGATGTCTTTTCTCAAGTTCGAACTTGGGATGCTATCATTTATCATTACTTGATTGAAAGAAATATAGTAATTCCTAAAAAAGAAATAGAAGAGAAGGATCGTCAGTTCGAAGGTGCATATGTCAAAGAGCCATTGATTGGTGAACACAAGTGGATTGTGTCGTTCGATTTGGACAGTCTCTATCCACATTTGATCATGCAGTACAACATCTCACCTGAAACTAAGACTGAGTGGGGTGAGCGAGGAATATTGAATCCCGATATGATCTTTGACAGAGAAGATGATAAACCCATAACATCTTTCATGGACTGTCTTGAAATTTTCCGTAATGCTAAACTAAGAAACGAATCTGTTGCTGCAAATGGTATCACATTTCGCAGAGATGTTCGTGGATTTCTCCCTGCTTTGATGGAGACAATGTACGAAGAACGGAAAATGTACAAGAACAAAATGTTGCAGTGCAAAGCAGAGTTGAAGAATCTAGATTCTTCTGCTAGTAAAGAACAAATCAAAACTCTTAAGAACAACATCTCCAAGTTTCACAATTTTCAATTGGTTCGTAAGATTCAATTGAACAGCGCGTTCGGTGCTATTGGAAATCAATATTTCCGTTGCTATGATCTTGATCTAGCAGAAGCCATCACCGTGTCCGGTCAACTGGCAATCCGTTGGATTGAGAGATCACTCAACACATTCCTAAACACCACCATTGGTACAACCGGATGTGATTTTGTTATAGCATCCGATACAGATTCTGTTTATATCTGTTTGGATAAACTCGTTCAGAAGGTTATGCCAAATGCAGACAATCACAAGATTGTAAAGTTCTTGGACAAATCTTGCAAGGATATAATCGATCCATTCATTGAATCGAAGTACAAGGAACTTGCCACCTTGATGAATGCATATTCTCAAAAGATGCACATGAAGCGAGAATCTATATCCAACAAGGGAATATGGACTGCTAAGAAACGCTATATGCTTAATGTGTATATGGCAGAAGACGATGTTCTTCTTGACAAGCCAGAAATGAAGATAATGGGAATCGAAACCAGTAGATCTTCCACTCCTCAGATTGTAAGAGAAGCACTGACTAAAGCCATTTACATAATCATGAATGGTAACGAAGCATCTCTTAGAGAATTTGTTGATACTTTTCGCAAAGAGTTCTTTAGTAAAGATCCGGAAGTGATTGCATTTCCCCGTGGATGTAATGGGATGTTAGAGTATGCAGATTCTTCCAATATATACCGAAAATCTACACCAATCCATGTCAGGGGTGCATTGTTGTATAATCATTATGTGAAGAAGAAGAAATTGACAAAGAAATATCAATTGATCAAAGCAGGAGAAAAGGTGAAGTATGTGTATCTAAAAGAACCAAATCCTCTTGGAGAGAATGTCGTTTCTTTTATCAGTACTTTACCTAAAGAACTTGACTTACACAGGTTTATAGATTACAATTCACAGTTCGAAAAGAGTTTTGTAGAACCACTAACAATCATTCTACATACCATGAAATGGAAAATCAAAGAGACGAGTAGTTTAGAAAGTTTATTCATATGATAGATTCTGTAATAATTGCTACTTTGTTTTTTACTTTCATTGGTGCCACTTTCGGTTTATTAAGTTTTGAAATGGTAAAAATATTATGCAGAAAAAAGAATTAAGTCAGCTTGCAAAAGACACCATTGATACTTGTCTTAGAACAAAACACAAAGATCTTAAGTTTCAAATAAAGGGTGATTTGAAATATATTGATTTGACTACATTGGAAAAGATAACAAATCAAATCGCTGACATAGAAACGACATTGAAAGAAATAAAGGAGATATTATGAGTTTTCTAAAAAACATTATAAAAGAGTCTAAAAATGAATTCGCAAGCATCGTTGAAGACGGCATTGAAGGTAGTGACATCAAGGGATTCGTGGATACAGGGAGCTATTCTTTTAATGCTCTTCTTTCTGGCTCTTTGTATGGTGGGATGCCTGATAATAAGATCATGGCTATTGCTGGCGAAAGTGCAACTGGCAAAACTTATTTCACATTAGGAATTGTTGGACAGTTTCTCAAGGACTTCCCAGATGGTGCGGTGCTATACTTCGACACAGAACAAGCAGTTACTAGTTCTATGTTTAAGGATCGAGGCATTGATCCTAACCGCATCGCAGTATTTCCAGTAAACACAGTAGAAGAATTCAGACACCAAGCAGTTACTATCTTGGATTCGTATTTGGCTCTTTCTCAAAAGGAAAAGAAACCAATGATGATTGTCTTGGATAGTCTTGGTATGTTATCTACTAATAAGGAAATGGCAGATACTGCTGAAGGTAAGACAACCAAGGACATGACTCGCGCACAGGTAATTAAAGCCACCTTTAGAGTATTGACTCTCAAGCTTGGTAAAGCAAATGTGCCATTGATCATGACAAACCACACATACGATATCATTGGTTCCATGTATCCAACGAAAGAGATGGGTGGTGGATCTGGTCTTAAGTATGCTGCATCCACGATTGTATATCTTTCCAAGAGAAAAGAGAAAGATAGTGATGGTAGTGTAGTAGGAAATGTGATACACTGCAAACTGTATAAGGGTAGAATTACCAAAGAAAACAAGATGGTTGATGTCATGTTACGATATGACAGTGGATTGGATCGTTATTACGGGTTGGTTGATTTGGCTATCAAGTATGGTATTTTCAAGAAAGTCTCCACTCGCATTGAATTGCCTGATGGAAAGACTGCGTTTGAGAAGAACATACGAGAAAATCCAGAAAAGTATTTCACAGATGCGGTAATGGTTCGACTTGAAGACGCTGCGAGTCAAGAATTCAAGTACGGTATGCAGTCTGCCGGTGATGAGACTGTTTCGGATGATCTCGATGAGCCAACTGAATGAGTATAGAAAAAATCATATTGGAGAACTTACTAACAAATGAAATATATGTTAGACGAGTTCTACCATTCATAAAAGAAGAATACTTTCAAGAAAGAAACGATAAAGCAATTTTTCGTTCCATTCAGGACTTCTTTATTACATACAATGGATTGCCTAGTCAAGATGCAATCAAGATTGCTATCTCTAATCGCACAGATTTGACTCAAACCGAATTTGAAACAATTAGTAACAATATTGGCGCATTTGATGTAACAACGAAACAGGATGATGCTTGGTTGTTGCACGAAACTGAAAAGTTTTGTAAAGACAAAGCAGTATACAATGCCATTTTGGAATCCATTCATATCATCGAAGGTAAGTCTAGTAATAAGACTACCACATCTTTACCTTCTATTCTATCAGATGCTTTAGCAGTTTCTTTTGATAGTAATGTTGGACATGATTATCTGAAAGATGCTGAAAAGCGATATGATTTCTACCACACAGTAGAGAAGAAGATTCCGTTCGATCTTGAGTATATGAATCAGATCACAAATAGCGGTACTCCACAAAAAACATTGAATATTGTTATTGCAGGAACCGGAGTAGGTAAGTCTCTGTTCTTGTGTCATCATGCAGCTAATTGTATGATGCAGAATAAGAATGTGTTGTATATCACATGTGAAATGGCAGAAGAGCGTATCGCTGAACGGATTGATGCAAACATCATGGATACAACTCTTGATGATTTGAAATTGTTTACTAAAGATATGTACGCCAAGAAGTTGTTCAATGCAACTAGAGGTGTGTTGGGTAAGTTGATTATCAAGGAGTATCCAACTGGTACTGCAAATGTAAATCACTTTAGACATCTACTAGATGAACTGAAACTGAAGCGAAAGTTTATTCCAGATATCATCTTTATTGATTATCTGAACATATGCTCGTCTAGTCGTTTCAAAGCAGCAGTGGTGAATTCATACACTTACATCAAGGGTATTGCAGAAGAATTGCGGGGACTTGCAGTAGAACAGAATGTTCCAATTTTCTCTGCTACACAAACGAATCGAGATGGGTATACTAATACAGATCTTGGATTGGAAAATACATCAGAGTCGTTTGGATTGCCACAAACTGCAGATTTCATGTTTGCTTTGATTCGAACAGAAGAACTAGATCAGATGAATCAGGTAATGGTAAAGCAGTTGAAGAATCGATATAACGATTTGGCATCTAATCGAAAGTTTATGATA